GTTATTCTTTTGATAGTGATCTTTATACATTTTTTCTACTTTAATACTATTTAGAAAGTAATGTTTGATACCATCATTATTAATCTTTTTAGCTGTTGTAAATACGTAATCGAAGCTCATTATTTCATAGGTACAGTTTTTATGTTTAAACCAGTTACCCTCTTTTAATAAGCTTATTTCAATCATTATTATATTAATTTACTATTTATACTAATATACTAAAATTAACAAAACAGTTATAAGCAATTAATACAAAAGGAAACTTGAAATATTTGTTTTGTGTTTTTTAGTTTGTAAGATTGCGTATAACATTCATCATTATGTTTTATTTTTTCATCGCATTTATTACATCTCCTACCATGTCTTTTATTTACATGTTTATCTGTTTTTACTTCTCCTGTTGCTGTTTTACCAAATAATTTAATTAATTCAATAATTTCTACTTTTGCTTTATTTCTCATTGTTCAATATTTTTAAGCGTTCATTGTCACTAAACAACTATTACGGATGAACACCATTATACTAAAATTAACAAACTATAAAAACAACCTCCTAAAGTCGGCAGTCGCTCAAGCTTTTTTATAGGGTCATTATAAACAATAAAATTATTTACTGTTTGCTTCAAGAAACATTATAGCATTTTTATATGTCTTAATACATTCATTATATGCTCTTGCTACCAAGTCATACTCTTCTTTGTCTTGTTTCTTTTGTACTTTTTTTAGTTGGTATTGCATCAACTTTATAGTTATCCAATTCATAATTAAAAGTTTATAACATTATTTAAAAATCATTAAAACGCTTTTTACATTTAGCGTTATCAACTATTAATTGATTTTAAATATTTATCAATGTATTCAATAGCGTCCTCTTTATGTGTTAACCAACCGACATCGGAATAAAAAGATTTGTAAAAATCAATCAACAGTTCACGATGTTTGATAACACCAAATAAATCCAATATTTCTTCCGCTGCCAACTCTGGACTGCTATTTTCTATTATCTTTATAATCTGCTCTTTCATACAGTATTTATTTTTAACGTTAATCATCTTGTTTTCTAATCTCATGTAAAACATCATGAATAACATCCGTTAATTGATTTAGATAATCTTCATTAGCAATATTCTTTTTTTCTAGCTCATCTAAAAGCATATGCCCTAAGTTTGACCAGTTATTAAATACTTGTTTAGGCTTTTGTTTTAGCTCTCCTCTAAGGTATTCAGATTGCTCTATAGTAGCCTTTAATAAAGCTAACATTATATTACTTTCTAATATTAATCTATTTTCCATTTTTTGCTCTTTGTTTGTTTATTTCAATCTTGTTTTTTATCTCTTGTTCTATGTCTATATTATAATGATTAGCCATGTTTAAACATACCATTATAACATCAGCTAACTCTTCTGGTAAGTTGCTGTTATCTCTAGGCTTTAAAGCTTCATCATTAAGCTCATAAACCTCCTCATCTATTTTATCTAAAAACTCAAAAAGGGTAGTAGTAGGAGTAATAAAACCCCTATCTACTATACTTTTATAATTTGCTTCTATTAGCTCTTTCATTTTACACATTTAATCCACATTGCTCAATACATTTATTACACTTACCTACAAATGTTTTTTTATTGTATTTACTTAAAAGGGCTTTTGATTTCATAAATGACATTTTTTTAGCTTTTATAACTCCTTTAACTAAAAACTCATTTTTACTAGATGGTCTAAAAACAGTATCAATTATATTATTATTTTTTAATAATTTACGCTGTATTTCTGCCCTCCTTTTACCCTCTAAATTATCTTCATTAAAATCACATGTAACAACCCTTAAAATAGATTTACAATATTTTTTAATTCTATGATATTCTTTTAAACATTTTTGTATTAAATCATCACTATCTAAAGCTGAAATAGATGTATTTATAACTAAATTATATTTACTAATTTCTTTTAGTTGTAAATCTGTTAAGGTATTCCAATGCCTAGTAATTATAACTATTTTTTTATTAGATGATATATCAAATAATGATAACTGTTTTTGCCTTTTTAATTCACTTATAATATTAATTGTATGATTCCAATTTTCTGAAGGATCTCCACTACATCCAATTCTAATAAAAGGCATATCTATCTTTTCTATCTGTCTTATAATTTGTAATCTATGAGCTTCATTTATAAACTTTCGTTCTACTGATGTACTAAAATCTATTTTATATCTATTTGCAGTTTTAAAAGCATAACAATCACCGTAACAACCTTTTTTATTTAAAGCCATACCTGACTTACAACCTTTAATAGTATCTAAATCCCATATACCCCTCTCATTATTAGAGAGGGATATTTCATCTTTATACTTTCTCACATTCTTCCAATATTAGGGTATAACTCTTTTATTTTACTCATATCTCCTTTATAAAACATATAAATTTTTTGATCTGCTTTAGGAAACTTTCTATTATGTAATGTTTTTTTTGCTTGACTAAATCTAGTAAACTCACTTTCTAAATAAATTATTTTATTATAGATATGCAGGCCTTGCTCTTTAAAAAATAATTCATGTTCAGCCTCACATCCATAATAAGCACCATCTTTACCTCTACTATCACCAGTCATAACTACAAAAAAAGTATTATCATTCATTGCTTCTATAGCTTTTTTATAACCCTCAAAAAGCGTATCTCTAAACTCTTCATAGCTTCCTAAATGATTTATCTCGCCCTCTGGAGGTAATCCATCATAATCAATATATTTTTCAACCCTATAATACGGAGGGCAACTAAAAACTAAATCAAATTTTTCTTTAGGCTTATAAGTTGAGCTATCTGCTTTAATCCATCTTGTACGATAAAAATCTGAACATATTTTATTATTAGCATCTACTTGATTCTGTCTAATATCAGTAGCTAAATATTCTAAATCATGAGAGCCAGTTATAAAGCCCATTTGAACACCACCACCAAAAGGATTATAAACCCTAACACCATTTTTAGGCATACACATTCTTAAAATAATTTCACATGCAGTAGGATCTAATACAGAAGCATTACCATTTAATGACTTTTTATTGTTATGTACTATTTTACCGTTTTTTATTTCATTTTTTGATAAAACAACATTTGAAAAACCCGCAGAGCCTTGCCAACATCCCTCTCTACTCGCAAATTTTGGATTTAATACATTATGTTTTTTGCCAGCTTCTTCTATTTTATTATTCCATTCTCTTTTATTTTTTAACCATAAGCCAGATGTTGACTTCCATAGATTAGTCATTGCAGTATGTGCTAATAATTTTAATCTTACTTGTGATAACTCACCATAAACCATATAAATAAAATCATTCTTATCTATGTTAGTTTTAAATCCTAAATCCTTAAATACTGATGGCTTTTCCAAATCGTGTTTTTTACTAACTGTCATTATCATTGGATAACCAAAAGTATTATGTGATATAATTTTATCTACCATCATAGAATATATCTCAACATCTTTAAAACGGGGATACATTGCTGATTGAAGTAAACAAAATTCTTTAGCATCATGATTAATTTCAAATGTAAAAAACCCAGCAAACTCCTCATTTATTTTTAATACAATAGCTGAATGTATTTGCATATTTTTACGGGCTGCTCTGTATGCTATTTTATCTTCAATAGCCAATTTTGCAACATCCTCCTCATATCCTGATCCTATTACAGAATCTAATGTTATTAACTCAATTTTGTCATTAAATAATTTTGCTTGTTTTGTTCTTTTTAACTTTTCCATTTTTCTATGTTTTAATTATAAATAATACTGTTTAACTTTTACAAATTCTCCATAACGATTAGGCACATCTAACCATCTATCTTTAATCTCTATACCCTGTTTTCTAAGGTCGCAAACTCTGGAAGCCAGTCTATAGATACCTAGCTCATTCCATGCTTTTAAAGGGTTAATTGTTTGACCTTGCTCTAAATAGGTGAGCAGCCTTTTGTTCTGATTCATAATTTATCTGTTTGTTTATACAATGATAATAATAAAAAATTAATATTAAAATTTTAATTGTTGATTATTTAATTTTAATTCATAATTAAGCTCTCTTAGTTGTTTATTCTGGTCTTTTAATCTTTGTGTATAATCTTTTAGAGCCTCTATTTCATCATAAATAGCATTACTAAAAAACTCTAAATCTGCTACTCCATCAATACCAGCTTTTACTATTTGTGCTAATGGATCATTTAACCTGTTAGTATCTTCATAAGCTTTGTAAACTTTTCTTAGAGCTATATCAGTGCCTATTAAAGAAGTTTTTACCTCTCTTCTAATACTACCACTCAAAACAGTTTTATCTTGCTTAAATAAATTGTAAATAGGTCTATCTGTTAATTTTACTTTCTTGCTTATCATATTTAAAATGGTAAATCGTCATCTATTCCGTAACTCATATTATTCATTCCTTTATGCTGTTTATTCCTTATTATGCCTTTCTTTCCTAGTATATCCATCTCAGTATGACCTACATCAGAATAAGTTTTATCTAATGGATTAATGTTATCAATAAAGTATTTACAATGGTTACTCCATCTCAGCTCTATCGGTGCATCTCTTGGAGTTACTCCTCCACCTGTAATAGTTTCTTTAACCTTTCTTACATGTAGCTCTCCTAAGTTCCATCTTTCAGGATGTTGAGTCATTCTGTGAATAGTCCAAAAGTCATCAGCCCTATTCGCAAACTTTTGACCTCCCTCAGTATCTGCTTTTTCTGGCGCTGCTAAATGTCCCTCATAAATATGCTCTTTTGGGTATCTGTTTCTAGCAGCTTGAGTAACTAAGTGAGCATTAACAAATACATTAGTATTTTGTTCACTTGCAAATATTCTTAGATTAGCACAAATATCATAATCCTCTTGATGCTTATTTCCAGTTTCAACCATTAAACTATTAAAAGGATCAACTAACAGCCCGTCATGATGTTGCTTAGATGCTAACTCAATAATATCATAAGCAGAGTATCTTTTATTATTAGGTATAAACTCAAAGCAATCTGTAATCTCATGGAGGGTATGTTGGAATCCAGCATCATCTTTAAGAAAGTCTTTATCCATTCTTTTACCTGTCCAAAAGTTAAATATTTTAAATACTTGACTTCTTATAGTATTCTCAGATGAATATATTAAAAGCTTTTTATTATGCAGTTTAGCCATACAAACAAAGTACCATAATAATACATCTGTCTTACCTACATTATCATGCCCATTTATCATGTTAAACTGTCCTTGCTTCCATCTTACATGATTATCAAACTTATCAACTCCTATCTTTAATCCTTGCTCTATTTTACCTAATCTAATATCTTCTAACCCTAAATACTCATCATAGGGCTTGGTGTAAATTTTTTTCATCATTTATCTATCCAAGGAGCTTTAGTTTGTTTGTTTGTTATTTCTTTAGGCTTATTATAGTTAAGCCAGTTTCTAAAGTGTTTTAGTATTTCTCCTATTTGTTTGTTCTTAAATGTAGGAGTAATTTTTTCAATCTCTAAAAACTCTTCTAACTTTTTTTTAATTTCTGCTTTTGATGTTTTTAACCTCATCTCTAAATTCTCAAAACTAGTTATATCAAAAGTTTTTAAAACTTTATCGCTCTTAATATCTTCTATTCTATTCTCTTCTATTCTATTATTACTTGAAGAGGTGTTTAACTGGTCTTTAACAGGTGTTAAACTAGTCTTAGATTTTTTACGATTTTCAGCTGACTTTTTACCTCCAGCACTTTTAATTCTTCTTAATAATTGATCCTCTTGTAATTGTTCATCTAAAAAGTTAATTATTACTTTTCCATCTTCTATCTTAATAATATTAGACTCTATAAGCTCATTAATAGCCTCATCAGATTTAAACTTTTTTCTAATGTATCTTTCTGTTAACTTTCCTAATTTTGCCCAGTAGATAGAGCAGATATTTATAAATATTCCCTGAGCTTCATAACTTTCACATGTTATATCTCCGTTAGCCCATTCTCCTATAAAAAATTTAAAATATGGTATCTCTTTTGCCATTATGTAAGTAGTTTTTTAATGTTTTCAATATGCTCTAAAGTTTCTTTATCCTTAATATCTATCCAGTCTTGAATACATTTATTATAATGTACTAAACCTGTTCTATCTCTTTTTAAAATAAAAGCGACTTCTTGCTGTATAATCTTAAATTTTTTACATGCAAAGTAACTAACATACTTTCTAACTAATACATGTAATGGATCTCTAGAATCGCTAGTAACCATCTTAGGATGTACCTTAAAATAATCACAAATGATGTATAAAATATCATTAGGATTAGTATAAGTTTTCTTTTCAAAGTTAAAAAACTTTTTAATCTCTTTTTCTGATAATCCTAATTTAGTTAACTCTATTGCTGTTTTAATATCCTTAAACTCATACATCTATTAACTCTTTATTAGTTTCTAATTCATGTATCTTTAAATTCTTATAATAATCTAAAGTAACATCATCAATATCAGATATTATAGTCCTATCATTAACATCTACATATCCGCTAACCTGTTTAAATTGGTGTAGTACAGTTGCATGATCTCTTGATATTTTCTTGCCTATAGACTTGAGGCTCTTAGGTGTTAATACTCTTGCTAAATAGCAGTACATCCTACGAGCTTCAACAATATAACCAAATCTAGTCCTACCTGTCAACTCCTCTATGGTTACATGATAATAATTACAAATACTATTAACAAGTATCTGCAATTTATCTCCATCACATGCTTTTATCCTATCTGTTTTTAAAGCTTCTAAGCTCTCCTTAAAGTTAAAACCTCGCTTAGCGAGGCTATAAACTTTGTGTAAATCTCTTTCATTGTAGTTCATTTATTTTATCTTTTGGTATTCTTTAAGTCTGTTTATTTCTGCTTCTATTTCTGTGTAAAGGTCTTTTAGTTTATTGGATGTTGACCAGGATACCATACCTACCTCATCTTTAAATCTGGCTTGTTCTATTTCGCTTCCAAATTGATCTAGAGAACTAGCAAAAATCATAAACATTTCCTCAAATTTGTGTAAATCTTTCATCTTTGTTTGTTTTTAATTGTTTTTATAAATTTTTATTATTTCTTCTGTTGCGTTAATCTTATGTACATATCTCATTGCTTTTGTAAGTTTTAATTTATCCTCATAAAACTTTTTTAGGCTTAATAACTCTAAATAAAATTTTGTTTGTTTGTTCATTGTTTTTAGTTTAATTGTTTATAAAATTAATTACGTCTAATAGTGCTTCTGCTTTGTTAGCATATTTTGTAGCCTCTTTTAAATAAAAGTCTTTCATTACTTGCTCATCTTTACCAGAATTATTATAATTATTTATAGACTCATTAGCTATATCAAGATACTCCGCATGAAGAGTTTCTAAATAGTTTTTAATTTGTTCTTTTTCCATAATGTTTGTTGTTTAAAAGTTTGTTTATAAACCAAATATAATAATAATTTTTTAATACAAAACTATTAAGCAAAAAAAAACTCAAAAAAATTAATTCTTGAGTTTGTTAGTGGTGGTACTTGGTGTTAAATAGGTATTAAACTAAATTCTATTCTAGGATCTATTTTGTCTAAATGTTTCTTAGCAATTATCTCAATACATTTATTATCATTCTTTATAACTTGAGCTTTTTGTAAACAGTCTAGGACAACTTTTAAACTATTATCTAAATCACTCCTTCTAGATGGATAATAAACATCTATAATAAACTTAAACTCACTTTCTATAAGATTATACTTATAATTTAACATCTGTAGCTTAAAACTGTTCTCATAGCTTTTAAGGTGCTTTTGCTTACCTAAAGAGCATCTATTACCTAATCTAATTACCTTATAGCAATTACTCTTAGATGGTGTATTACCTTTAATGATGTATTTTTGCATCACTAAGCTCCATTTTTAATGTACTTATATCTTGTTGAATACTATTTAAAGTATCTCTTAAACTATCATATTGGCTCTTAATACGTCTATAAACAGCCTCAGAACTTGCCTCTAATAGTCTAACATCTTTTAAGTCTACTTCTGCTTTCATAGTTGCTTTAAATTGAGCATCACCAGAACTAACATAGTTAAGTATCTTTTCAGCTGTTAAGCTCTTTCTATTTGCATAATTAACATTATACTGCTCTAAAGCATCTCCTACTAAAACACTAAATCTATACAAATAACCTGATAACTTTCTTTTAGCTACTATCAATCTATCTATATCTTTAAAGTCCTTACCTAAACCAGAATAGAGGGCTAATATACCCTCTATTCCTTTAGTTAACTCTTCTAATTCTTTTCTATCCATTAGAAAGGTAAATCATCGTTAGAACTATTATCTAATGCTGGAGCTGGTATGCTTTGCCCTTTGTTCTCAGGCTTCCATGTGTTAATAGCTGCATAAGCCTTTCCACTTTTACCAACTTTTAAATCTAAGTTAATCCATTCATCAGACTTACTATTAAGCCATTTAATTAAATCAGCTCTTTTAATGCTTAATGAGCCTTTTACAAAATCAGGAGCTTCATTTCTTGGAAGCTTAAAAATTATTCCCTCTGGAAATTCTAAATTATTATCCATATCTATTAAAATTAAAAACGTTTATTAAATTGTTCTCTTGGATCTAAAGGCTCATTATTATCCTTTAGATAGTCTATTATTTCATTTGCTCTATCATATTTTAACTCAGTATCAAATAGCATCCTTTCTACCTCTTCTTTCTCCTCTTGAGGTATTGTAGATGTAGTTATTAAGTTTTCTATGATTGTTATTTGCCATTCTGTAGCATTCTCAGTAGTGTTATCGTATCCCATTACTTTTGATTCTTTATAGCATTAGCAACCTCATCAGCACTAGCTACAGAAGCATCTACACCTATAGCAAAATTGGCTAAAGCTCTACCCCATGCAGAAGTTTCACAGTTTTCTACATAACTAGTTTTATTTATGTATGAACTATCTGCTTTCTCCATTGCATAACCAGTAGCGACTACATCATTCTGCTCATTTAAGATACTTGCTTTAAAACAAATCTCAGCACTTTTCCAAGCTCCTTTTGTTTCTCCGTTCTCTTGCCATGTAAGATACTTAGCATCATTTTGATATACTATCTCACTTATTAGCTTATAATTCGTAAAATGCTCTCTAAAGTACTTTACACGTTCATTTACTGTTACGTAAGCCTTACCTTTTATATCTACTGTTTTTAAAGCTCTTTCTAATCCTGATGCCATGTTTTATCTTTTAAGTTTATTAATAATTTTGCATCCTTATCAAAAGCCTTAATAATTTTACTTAGCTTTTCTGATGCTTTGTTTATGCTTCTCTTCTCTTGATGGATAACTACATTATCATGCTTATTACTAAGCTTCTTAATAGCTCTTATCTCATCTGCTAACTCTTTATTAGAGTTTTGGGAGTTCTCATGTAGAAAACTCCCTAAATCATCCTCATTCATAATTATTGGTTTAATATAAATCCTTAAATTCTTCTATTGCTAAAGCTTCAAAATCAACTTTAAAAATACTTTCGTATCTCTCAATTAACTCATTACACTCTAAACCGTTCTCCTGGATCTCGCTGTCTAAATAATAATCAGCTGATGGTGGGTTATAATAATCTCCATGATCATAATCACAAGTTACTTTAACTGTAAAACTTCTTTCTGATGTTTCTCCTAATAATACTGTTACTTCTTCTGTTGTTCTCATTTTGTTTTGTTTTTTGTGTTTGTATATTACAAATATAATAATAATATTTTAATACAATACTATAAAAATAATATTATTTTAACATTATTATAAATTCAATTTGCAATTTGAGAATTACAAACAGTCGCTCAAGCTAATTTATAAGGTCGTTAGCTACAATATTTATTTTTAAAGTCCTTTAATCGTTCTTTAATTGCCTCGTAATCTTCTTGTCTATATCCCTCCATAAACTCTACACTTCTTGCGTAGGTTTCTATTTCCTCGTTGGTTAGTTTTCCATCTAACATCTCTCTAAAAGCATCAAATAAAACATCATCTTCAAATCCGTAGTCACTTGCGCAAGCAATTAAAGAAAGTATATTTTCTAAAGTTGTTTTTATAATTCTCATTTTGTTTTTTGTTTTTTAGGTTAAAAATAAATACAGATAGCTAACACTATACATAAAGCCATGCTTCGCACAGGCTCATGTATTCAACGTTATAACCTAATTAAGCTAATACTAAATTGAGTACATGCTGGGCAATCTTTATCACTACATAATGGCAAAGAATTTACTCTTATTATTCTTTGTCTAGTTGTGCATAATCTATAAGCTGGATCTTTCATATACTTTTTACCTCTAAAAGTTCATCTAATTCCTTAATAATTGCATTAACCTCTATTAAAGTATCAAACTCAATAGACTGCTTTTCATAGTTTACATCATCTCCTAATGTATCTAAGCTTAAATAATGCTCATAATGGTTAGTTTTACCGTATATAAGTTTACTCATTGGCTTATAACAAACTACATTATTAAAATTGATTCTTTTGTTTTTTATTTTAATATACATGGTTATCTGGTTTATAAAAAGAAGAGCTTAAATAAGCTCCTCTCCTTTAATTTGTAATTTAGTTACTGTTTTTAAGTTGATCATTCTAAATCCGTTTTTTTGCATATCCCATACAGGAAGTAAACCTTTTTCTATTGGATTGTAAGCCATTCCAGTACCCTTAACACCTTTTTTAACATGTAATCTAGCTACCATAGTTCTTACTGTACCATCTTTCTTAATAAACTCAACTGAGAAAATAGTATTATTTGCTGTTTGGATTTCTGCTAATGTTTCTTTAATTGTTTTCATGTCTATTTGTTTTGTTTGTTTGTATATTACAAATATAATACTTTTTTAATACAAATAGCAAGTTTTAAAAAAAATATTTTTAGACATAAAAAAAGGGAGGTAACAACCCCTCCCCAAAACAAACAAACAAAAAACAAGAAAAATAGCTCGAGAGAGCTAAAAACTTTTAATTAATTTTATCAAATAATCCTATAAATGTTTCCTCAGAAATAGCTCCACAAAGAAGCAATATAGCCAATATAACTGTAATTACTATTCCTACTTTCTTTTTATTTAACTTGTTTTTACCAACAGCCTCAATACCATCTACCACAGCTCCACTCTTAGCAGTCATAAACCATTTACCTACTGCACTAATTGCTTTTTTCATTTTAACTGAATTTTATTAACTATATTAATCTTTAATATATCAAAATCTCCTAAGACCTTAATAAACTCTTTATAAGTCTTTCTACTGTTACCAATAAAATCTACGCTTTTTGATGATCCTAATAAAATACATCCATGCGAATGCTCCGCTTTATTTCCTGAATGGATTCTAATACCACTAAACGATATTCCATTGCTATCTCTTACGCTTAAATCTGGTTTGTTATAAAGTAATGGCATAAGTTCTTTAAATCTATTAGAGTAGCTCATTGTCATGCTGTACTCTCCACTAGGTATAGCAGTTTCTCCATAGACTTTTATACCCTCTCCCCTTACAATATCCTCAAGTGTATAACAAAACTCTACACCATCTATAAAAAGCCTACCTATAGTGCTTTTACTTGTATAAGTATCTCTAATTATTGTAAGCTTCATTGTAATGAGTTATTTGCTTAATTGCTTTATAAAGCCTTTTATTTCTCCAATATCTGAAGCAATACGCTTTAAATCATCCTCTACATCGCTTATCTTCTCTTCTAATCTGCTGTAATTCTCTTTATTCTCAGTTTTAACAGATTTTATATCCTTCTCCAGTTGCGTTATCATCAATCCATTCTTTTCGGTCTTATTATTAAATCTAATAAAACCAGCAAACAACCCACTAACTAATACTATAAATTGTATTACATTCTCTATAGTTAGTGCATCATCCATATCATTTAAATATATTAATTAAAAAAATTAAAAATGTATAAAAATTTTATTTTTATTGTATTCCGTAGTATTCTCTAATCCCAGCATCTAATACACCATCAAAAGATATAGGTAATTTTGATAAAATTATGATATTATCATAACCGTTATCTCTTTGATATGGCTCATCTGTATCAGGATTAATAGGAGTAGTTATTTCTCCTGTTTCAGGGTTTATTATATGTTTAGGTAATGGATTACCATTAACATCATAACTAATATGCCCTTTTATAACTTCATAACCAGCAGATATATCAGTAACTACTACTATTTCATTATTATTCTCTACATAAGTTTGCTCCCTTAAAAATACTACTGCTTTAGGTTTTGGGTTTGTATCCATTTCTTCCTGAACAAGTGCAGAATCTCTTATTAATCGCCTTTTTAATCCCGTTTTTGGATCTGTTCCGTATTCGTAAATGTTACTATTCATATCTTTTTTTTATTATTTATTATAATTGTGCTGAATTACCCTGCGAATCTATTGAAGCTGTCCACAAATTACTATTTGCTCCTAAATTTAAGGCTGTTGAAGTTCCTTTAATTGTGTTGTTTGCTATATAAGCATCATTTAATATTCTTATCCCCGTATTTGTTGAACTATTAACAAAAATTTTATTATCTGTAATAATTGCATCTGAAGCACTTGTATGTATTTTTATTCCATATTTTGAAGTTGCATTGTTTAAAGTTATTATATTACCTGAGATTACTACATCGTTTTGAAAATTTGGCACATTTACGCCATCTGCATTTCCATTGCTTATAATATTACATCCTTGTAAATATTTTGGACAATTTACAGGGTACTGAGTTGCTGTACTGCTTTCCGTTATAATGGTAGAATTTACCACCCTTGTTTCCGAACCAACAGTACCACCAAGAGCCACCGACGTATTACTAATCATAACAGAGTTATGTACCTCTGAACCATTTCTTAAATCAATAGCGTTTAAAGTGGAACTATACATATAAGAATTATATATTTTAGTTAATGCAGATGTTACCGCACCCCTTCCTGTGTTAGCAACAAGCGAGCTGTTTTTTATTATCCCTCTAACATTATTTTTCCCGCTTCCCTCGCAAATTAATTGAACGTCATTCAATTCATCTCCTAAAGTTGTATTATCTCCATTAGCTTTTTGTATGTATTTACCGCTAGTAACTTTAGTATTCACTTGAAAATACACCCCTTCACCCGTAGTGTTATTGCAAACAAATGTACTTCCAACCGCATTAAAATTTTCAGAAGCCATTCTTAAATTTAAGCCCGTTGAGCTTTCATTTTCAACATAAACGTTTATTATATCAATTTGTTTTTGTGCATTGTTAAAGTAAAAAACATAGCTTCCCGCTGTTCCGTTTTTACGTATTACTCGCCCGTTTATAATTCTAAAGTTATTATTTGTAGTTGTAGCGTCAAAAACGTCTGAACTATCTGAAACGTCATAGGTATATGTATATCCGTTTAAATCAATATTAACACCATCTGCAATTGTTATTGTATTTGTGCTTGTTTCTGTTATGTCTGAATATAATTTAATACTTCCATTTCCTGAATCATAAGCAGCTTTTACTGTTGCATAAAAAGTTGGTTTTCCAGTTGAATCTGTTGTTCCTACAATTCCGAATCCAACAGCCAAAGCCACCCACGCTGATCCATCCCAACGATATAAAGCCTCTTTATCTGTATTAAAAACTATTTCATGCGTATCAGCAGTTATAGCTGCCATTTGTGAATCATCAACCCTATTTAATAAAATACCATCGTTAGTACTTGATAACACTAATTTACCACCAGCAAGAGTTAAAGTATCAGTTATAGTAGCAGTTCTTCCACTACCTATAGTATCATTAGCAGTATAGATAGTGTTTCCACCACCTCCTCCACCAATAGCAGCCCATGCAGTACCGTTAAAACTCATTAAACTATCAGCAGTTTTATCATAACATAAACTACTTTTTTGAGGAGTTATAACATTCCATGCAGTTCCATCATATCTTACCCAGTCCTGTAAGGCAACAGAACCCCATCCAGCATTAACACTACCACCACTAGACAATACATAAATATCATTAGTATTTGATGTTGGAGGAGCTACACTACCATCTACAAAATTTAAAGCAGCTGGTAACAATAATTCATCTAAGCTCTCTAACTCTCCTTTTTCGTTTTTCCATGCGTAATCTCCATTATTCGCATCTGGATGCCATTTAGGATTATGTATATCTCCTGATGAGGTTATATTTTTGTGTAGTATCGCCATATTTTAATAAAATATAAATCCTTTTTTATTTACTTGAGGAGGTGTATCACAGTCATCAAATAAAGGAAATTTAGTAGAATCATCATCTTTAGCCTCTTTGATATATTCTATCATATCTTTTTTCCAAAAATCAGCCTTATTAATATAAAAATCTCTAGACTGTGAATATTCAAAGCTTCTAGCCTGACTAGATTGCTCTGTTTCATTCTCCATTGCTCCCTGATTAGTTAATTGAGTATGCACCTTAGAATATACCTCATAAACTACATAATGAGCTAACATAGGCTTTATAAACTGATTTACTATTATAGTATTATCAGCAGTTAAACTAGCTCCAGCGATTTGAGTTAATAATTCATCATAATACTTTACCCCTAATACTGGTTTAATATACTTTCTTTGAGAAGTTAAAATATACTTATCAAAATAAGCAGTATCAAAATAATTATCATTTATAGCCTCAGTGCTTACTTCTGTTGAGGTCATCATCTCAGTATTATACGCCATATTAATTAACTGTTTTCAATTTCTTTAATCTTTCTCTCTGCCCAGCTTTTCATACTTTTACCTCCCCATAATAAGTAAGAAATAGTTCCACATGCTTTAGTATCTGATGGATCATAATACTCTTCAGCTCTTGACAAATAGCTAAAAGTTCTTTTTATAGTGCTAAAAGATAACCCTCTTCTATTTGCTATATCCTGTGCTCTTTGCTTACCTACATCAGTAGCACATTTATTATTAACCTCATCATTAAGCTTAATACCTCTCTTAGCATTGTTAACAGCTGCATCAGGATAGTCGGCATAAGTTTTTACATAAACAAAATCATTAGCACTAGCATAAACCTCCTCATCTTCATCATCCTCATTAGCTTCTATATTTGCTATAGCATTTTGATTAACAAACAACTCTCCTCTAACATCTTCCAACTCCTCTAAACCTAACATCTTACGAGCTTCATTAATAGTAATTACTCCATTAATATCTACTCTCTCAGAATTGCCTACTGGAGCAACATTTAAAATACCTACTTTAATATTACTCCATTTAGTATCTCTTGCTATGATTTTATTAAGGATATTTAATAAAGGCTCTTGAAAGTCTGGAATAATAACACTACTCATAAACTTATCATATTCATCCTTTATCTGTTGGTTACTTCCTAATTTACCAGCTGTTTCTAATCCAGCTAAACTACCAGTAATACGATGAGCAGTTACTATACATTTAGTAGCTAGTTGAGATAGTTCTAAAAACTCTCCATCTCTCTCCCTTTCAAATTCTTTAATGCTTGCAGCTTGCTCAGGGCTATCTAAAAGTTCTACTAAAAACTTATCATTGTTAGCCTCTCCAGTAAATTTATCTTTAATCTTATCAACATACTGTTGTGCATTCATACCATCAGGTACTTCTCCAAACATCTGAATTAATACACTAGGAAAAAAGCCATTATCGAATTTATCAATATTGTACTTACTCATTCTGTACTCAATATCAATCCAGTCTAAAGCACCTACATAATCAGGTAATCCATAATAGTTAAATTCTGGATATTTTCTCATTCCATGAATTAAAAACTCTTTTTGATTAGTGCCATCGTAAAACTCTAACTCATTTACAGGGTATTCATCTGTAGGATATGTATTTAATTTTATATCTCTCCAAAAGTTTGATAAATATGCTTTTTTAGCATCTTTTGACTTTCTTACTGTTGTAGCATCCTCAGAATATAAAGCAGTATAATCTCCACTCTTTTTTATATGAGGATAGTAATTACCAGTAATAACATAAGATTGTATCCACTCACAAAAAACATCATATAAAGATGCTCCTTCTGGGTTAACTTCTTTACACCACTCTTTAAAATCTTCTGGAAGCTCATCATAACTTACAGGCTCACCATCAATACTAAAAGTAAATTGTTTACCCTTTATAAATGTAATCTTTTGATTAATTATACTAGAATGAGTAGATGACCTTCTAGCTCTTTTAGCTAAATCATTAACATAAATATTATCAGAATCTTGGAAAAATGGTATCCATCTTTGCTCTATATTCTGATTAGGCTCTTTTTCTTTTTTAATTATAGGAGTAGTAATCGGATCAGATTTAACACTACTAGCCTTAATATTATTTATCTTCTTTTGGCTCATCTTTAACCTCTTCTACTTTAACAACATTATTAAATCCAGCACTATACAACTTCTTTAAGTCTTTCTGGCTAGTTTTATCAGTAAGGTAGATAACTCCTACTTTACCTGTTATTTTCTTTCCTAAGAAGCTAGGCTCTATAATAAATTTTTTCATATTATCAAATATAATAAAAATATTTTCTTTTAGGAGTTACATAAAAATAAAAAGGAGGGCTATTAACCCTCCTATGTTACAAAGTAACTATCCAATCATAAACCAAATTATGCAATATTATGAACCGAATGATACAGTACCACTAGAGTTAGTTTCAATAGAACCTACAAATTCTCTAACTGGTTGAGCTTGCTTTCCAGCAAAAGTAACAGTATAACCATTTTGCCCTTGTACCTCAGCTTCTAAAACTTCATTAGCTATAGCATCTACAGAAGCATCAGCCCCCATAATTTCATCATAACCTAATACAAAAGCTTTATTATCATTAGTTTCTTTGTTATATGTTTCAAATATAACTACCAAACCACATGACTCTACATAAGAGTTAATACCCTTTGCTTTAACTTTCTCCATTTTTGGAGCAAATACCTCTAAAGAAGTTTCATAAGAAATAGATCCATTTTCTCTACTTCCCTCAGATGAATATGACTTAGTTTCTAATTCTCCTTCTATCTCGTAAAATTTGTCATCAGTTGTACTCAAAGTAACAGCTGTATAACTATGATTATCAGTAGAAGCAGTAAAACTAGTAATATCATCCTTGTTTATAACGAATACACGCTTAATACCTCCACGTCTATTTTCATCGTTACATGCTAGTAAAATATCAGTTGTAATTTCTGCCATTTTAAAAAATTTAATTAGTTAAAAAAATGCCCCCCATAAAAGAGGGGCTTTATATTTTAGTAGTAGAAAGAGATTAATTCTCCAAATACAAACTGAGCACCCATTTTGTACTTAGCAATAATCTTTAACAACTCATCGTCATCATCATTGCTTCTAAACTTCAATTGAGAACCAGCATCAGCAACATCAGTACCAATAACTAAGTTATCATCTACAGTGTAAACTAACATGTTCTTTCCTATGTCAATTCCTAAAGTCTGAGAGTTAGGGTTAGCAGCATCAGCTAACTGAGTATCCCATCCAGTAACTTCTATAACTGGAATACCTCTAAAAGTTAAAGACTGCCCATCTTTAAGTAACTGAAGCCCTAAAGCATTTCCAGTACCTAACTGCTCATAAGTAGTCATTAAGTTATCTACAATTGTAGCAGTAACTCTAAAGCTCTTAGATGCATTTGGCATTTGTCTTAAAACTTTAGTTTGGTTTTCGTAAGCAGACTTTAACAAAGTGTAAGCACCATCAGCAACTAAATCACCGTTAGTATCTTCTACATTTGAAATAGCAGTCATTTCAACATACTTACCTAAAGAAGCAGAACCAGCTACAAACAACTGTACAAAACCATCAAACTGATTGTAATCAGAAGATGCAGCAGTAGAAGCAGCAAACCAAGCCATACGACCATTGTCATCAGCGATAGCCTCAGCAACTCTCTTTCTAGCAACCTCACCTACTACAGTATCAGTTAAATCATCAATAGAAGTTCCTGATCCGTAGAACTCTTCAAAGATAGTACCATAAAAAGCATCACCACACTCTTCTAGGTTTACTTTTAATTTAGATACTTCTAAAGTTCTATCAGATACGTTAGTTACTCCACCAGTAGCAGAAAAACCACAAGTAGAATACTTTCTTACGATTTTCGTAAGAGATGAGTTAAGGTACATGTTAGCCTTAACTTTAATGTTTGGTATTACTCTAATACCAGCTAAATCTGAGCTTCCTTCTTGTGGAGCGAATAAGATTTCTGTAAATTCCTGTCCAGCGTAAGTAGACGAAATTGATTGTGTAATAAAATTTGCCATTTTTTAAAAAAATTATTAATTAAGCTTTATACGAAGATTTTAAAATATTAAGGATTGCAGCACCTAACTCATCCACCTCCTCGCTTTTAGCTTCTGGGTTAACTACATCTTCTTTAGCCTCTAATGGCTTTCTAGATGCTTTTGCTTTATCCAATTCCTTTTTTAATTCTGCTAATTCAGAAGCATGAGCCTCTTCTTTTGCAGATACCTCAGCTTTTATTTCTGCTAACAATTCTGCCTTGATAGCTTCTACATCTACTGAGTCCTTAGGCTCTTCTGTTACATCTTCAGATACCTCCTCTTCTACCTCTTCAGTAAGTTCTTCAGTAGCTTCTACCTCTTTAGTTTCTTCTACTGTTTCTTCTACTGCTTCAGCTTTTGGAGCTAACAAATCAGAAACATAAGCCTTTAGTTGATCTAATAGACCATCTTTGTTTTCAGACATATTCACGTTATTTAATTGATTTACGTAATTTGATGGTACATTGTACCCTTTCTTAGCTAACTCTTTAGGAGATGCATAAGCAGCAATCGCTAAAGCTACTTCTATTTCACTTATAAAATTGTACTCTTTAGCCTCTTCAGCTGTTAACCAAGTTTCATTAGCCATCATAGATTGAATCTCTGATAACTCTACACCAGTAGCATTAGAATAAATCTTAGCAAGTTTTAAATTAATTTTATCCATTAATTCAGCTTGCTTTTCTAGCTCTTCTGTGTATTCTCTAATCTCATCGCTATTCATACCACTCATAGATACTACTGGCATCCATGCATTATGAATCATGAAAAAACTGTTTTCAGTCATAACAGGCTTACTACCACCAGCAAGAGCGATAATAGTAGCAGCACTAGCAGCGAGCCCCTCAATTTTAACATTTACAGTGTAATTAGAGTTTTTCAAAAAGTCGTAAATAGCAAGAGCATCAAATACAGATCCACCTCCACTATTTATAGTTAGCTCAATATCTTTAGAACCAGAAGCTTTTACCTCATCAATAAAGCTTTTAGCATCTATTCCAAATGAGCCAATTTCCTCATCTATCGCAATGGATAGCTTATTATTAATTGAATTATTTATAGAATACCAATTCATTCTAACAATGTTAGAAAAACATTATTAAAAAAATATATAAAAAAGTTACACAAAAAAAAGGAGGGCTATTAACCCTCCAAAAACCACGCTTAAACTTTCTGCAAAGTAACTACAGAATTAAATATAATAATTATTTTTTATCTAAGATTATCTTTTGTATTAACACCACTGATACATCATACTTAACACTAAGATTATAATAAATATCTCTCATTTTGTTTAATGGCATATTTCTCATAATGTAGTAATCTCTTAGTATTGCTAAGTTTCTAACTGCTTTTTCATCTATCAATCCAGCATGTAATAAAATAGTAGCAGCATGCCTACCATTCTCAGCTTTATCTACGTAACTGAAAAGAGTATCTGTTAAAACGTCTACCAGTTCTTTGACCTCTGATGGAAGAAGTTTATTACTCTTGTTCGGCACTTTCCACATGATACTTCAAAATTAGGCTCTATTAATTCTTTAAACTTTTCAAAAAGGTACTCAAGACTTTTGCTATTAGGCATAAACTTAGAATAAGTTTTTTTAACAGCTTCTTTAATTAGTTGTTTAGTTTCATCGTCTAAACTTTGCATATTTTCTTCTGGATTAAAATCTACCATTTTTCTAAAGGACATTTCTCATCATTCCATAAAATTTTATCTAACAAAGCACATTTACAAATCGAGCACTGAGACACTCCTTTTTTTTTAAAGAAATATAAAAAAATAAAATCATTCCTTTTTTCTGGACAAACATTACATAACCTCAATCTAACTTTTTTTTGTAGTTCAGTAGCTAAATCAGAATTAATATTTTTTGCTCTCCCGAATAGATTAGTTAACCACATAAAACCAAATATAAAAAAATTTAACTCTCTTATAATATCTTCTATTCTATTCTATTCTATATTTAGTTAAACAGGTCTTTAACTACTCTTTAACTACTCTTTAACTAGTCTTTAACACCTGTTAAACACCTCTTAAACTAGTCTTAACACGTTAATTATTTACTAATCAATTACTTAGATAATTTTAGTAAAAAAAATCAATAAAAAAAGGGTAAAACTTTTAAGTAATACCCTTTAATTATTTGTGTTAATAAATAGCTTCTATCCAAAAGTAGCCTCACTCATGATATTATTCACTTTTACCGCTTCTGTAGTCGTATCAGTAGCAACATTTTGAACTTTAATAGCTCCTATTGATGATATAACAGCATTACTAATTCTGCTTTCCATGTCCGATAAATCTAAATTATTTCCGCTGGTGAATCCACCGTTAGCAAATCCAATATTAGATAATGGAGTAGGTTTATTCATTCTCATAGATTCTAAAGCTCCTACTAATTGTCCACCTCTTTGAGATTCTAATACATGTTTAGGTACTACATACTCACCTTCATGCACGATTCCCGCCTGCTTGAAGCCAGTGCTATCGGGAGAACCATAACCTTCACCAGTAAATCCACCTTGAGCGAATCGCTGTGACGCTATAACACCCGCTTGCACAGCAGACCTACCAACAGCTAGAGCAGTTAATACAGCCGCTTGCGATACACCTGCACCACCAAAAGTAAAAGCGTTTGCAGGGTTAGCTGCAGCATTCATGTTGATACTAGCAATCTCACTAGCTAAACTAATTGCTATTCCTGCTAATTCTAACTTTTTCTTTTTCTCAAAAGCCTTTTTTTCAATCTTTAACCTTTCTGATTCAAATTGCTCTTGTGATATTAAACCATTCTCAAGCTTTGCGTTTAAGTTGTCAAGTTCTAGCTGTTTTTCTCTATCTGCTCTCCTATTAGCAACATCTACTAAAGCGTTTGCTGTTTGTTCGGCTAATTGGACTGCTTCGGCTTGTACTTGTTTCTTAAAAGCATCTTTTTCTTCTTGCTTTTTTAAACTTTCAGCCTTTTCTTTTTCTGCTTCTTTATCGGCTATTTTCTTATCCTCTTTCGCTCTAGTTCTAGCAATAGACTCCCTTTGTGCTTGGAATTTAGCCTCAATAGCCTTTAAAGCCTCCCCTTTAGCTTCTGCACTAGCTATAGACGCTTCTACCTCTCTTTTAGCAGACGCTTCTGCTAATTCCAGTTTTTTATCTTCTGCCTCTCTTTTATCTTCAATCTCTAATATTAAAGCCTGCTCTTTTAGTTTTCTAGTTTTTTTAATTAAGTTCTTAGTAGCTTGCTCTTTTTTCTTAGCTAAAGCCTCTTCTTCTTTAGTTAATTTAATAGCTAAAGCTTTTTCTTCTTTTTCCTTCTGCTTATTAGCGTCCTTAATCTGTTTAATTCTTTTATCGAGTTCTAACTTTTCTTTGTTAGTTTGCCTTTCTGCTTGTATAACAGATTCGTTAACAGCGTCTTTAAATGATTTTACAGTGTCATTTTTAAACTTGACTATATTATCAGCACTCTTATTAAAAGTGTTTTTTACTATGTCAGGTATTTTTGTAAACTCACCAGATAAAGCTGCTTTTATAACTTGACCAATACCACTAAAACCGTTTACAATATTTTTAACAAATGTTTTAATACCACCTAAAACAGTTTCAATAGTAGCGCCGAAAACTCTTAAAACTTTTGTAGTTGTGCTTATTTCATCACCTGAGTCAGTAAAACCACTTGTTAAAGCTTTTAAATTCTCATATACTAATCTAATCGGTAAAGTTGCTAATCTAAAAGCTTTTGTTAATATCTTAAATATTTCAGTGAAAAAACCTGTACTATTAGCCCATTCAGAAAAACCGTTAATTCCTTCGGCTATATTGTCAATTAAATTAGTTAAAGCACCACCTTCAGAAGCGTCGCCAATAGTTAAAAATAACTCATCAAAAGCACTCCCTAACCTTTTTTGTGCCCCGTCTAAGTTATCAGTCATTGTTATAGCCATTTGTTGAGCTATTCCGTTTTTATCTAAAGCACTTGTTAACCTTTCTACTTCTGCTCTGTTTTGTATAATAGACAAAGCAGCTTCTGCGTTTTGTTTTCCAAAGGTTTTTGCTAGTGGTGCTATTTGGTTAAATCCATCTTTAGCTAGATTATCAAGAGCAGTATTCAAACCAACCACACTAGGTCTAAATTTTTCAACTCCTGATTCTAATTTGATTAATATGTTTCTAATTTTTGTTCCACTCTCTTGTACTGTTTTACCTACAACTTCAACAGAAGCAGCAGCTTGTGCAACGGTTAAACCAGATTTTTCAGCAATACCACCAAACTTACTCAATTCTTCTGCTAACTGTGGAATTAATACAGAACCTTCAACAGAAGCAGCAGCTAAAACGTCTATTATTTTTGCAGCACCACCCGCAGAATCACCAAACTGATTCATCGCTAAAGTTACAGCTTGAGCAGCTTCGGGAACCTCAATACCTGCAGCTTCGCTTAACGTAATAGCTGCTTCTGTTACTTCGATTAAAGCATCCGCATTTTTTAACAATTCAGGTCGTTTTGAACCTACAACAGTAAAGGCTTCGGCAACTTGAACAGCGCTTTTAGTTGTTTCTTTCCCCATTCTACGGGCTGCATCTGAAAGCTTATCTAATTCCTCTCCTGATTGCCCAGTGATAGCACTTAATTCACTAATAGACTTCTCGAATTGCTTATTTACTTCGACACCTTCTCTAAATATATCAAATACCTTTTGGATAGCAAATAAACCAACAAAAGCACCACTAATAGCAGTTCCTAATCTGTTAAAACTTTTACCTAGTTTTTTTGTGAAAGAGTCCATGCCTAGTATCTGTTCCCTAGCCACCAACATAGCTCTCCTGTTAGCTTTTAACTTAGTGTTAACCTCTGCTATTTCTTTACCGTATTGCTTAAGAGATATAGTTCCTTTTTTAAGAGCTTTATTTAATTCAGTCCTTCTTAAACTTAGTTTTTTAACCTCCGTTTCTAGCCTTGCTAACTTTTTTTGTTGTGCTTCAGTACCTTTTAAGTCAACCTTTATCGCTATTACCTTTTCTGCCATTTTTTAATCTTTAAACACTTGTTCATATCTAGTACCTCTTGAGCCTTCAACCTCACTCCATACCTCTATTAAATTACTTCCACTTTCTATAAAAATAGGCTCTAATACATTTACATCTGCATTATCATCATCGCTATCATTATTGCCCTCTTGAGTTAAGTCAGTATCTACGCTTCCTAAGTTTTCATACTTAAATAAACTAACTTTCGTAAGTCCGTTATTAATAGGGTTATAATCATTAACACTTTCTATTAAATAATATCCTTTAGCCTGTATTGGTGCATCAATATAAACTAACTTTCTAAAGTCTAAATTATCAAAATCTATACTAGTTAAATTAAAATAAGCTATCAATCTACCTCCCTCTTCAATGTTTTTTAACATGTTAGAATAATAAGTATTGAAAAGTCCGTTACTACCAGTAAAGCTTAAATTAATATCAGCAGTAGTATTATTATAACTTTCAAAAATACCATAAGGTATAGATGGGCTAGAAACACCATTTAAACTATACTTTCTATTATCTCCATTAGGCTCTAATTGGCTATTTTTTCTGAAATTAAATATTCTACTATTATAACTACTTATTTTATCTGTTGGTACAGAATTAGGATCATTTATATACTCATTCCAATATTTTAAACTAGTAAAAGCATTGCTATTTAATGGAGTAGCCTCATTACAAATATGAGCATAACTAGCACTAAATAAATCTAGTTTAACTTCTGTTGTTCCCTCTCCAAATCTATCAGGTAAATTATAAGTATATTCAGCGTATTTTCTTTTATTAGTATCTTCCCATCCTTTTAACCATTCATCATTGCCATCTTCTTTATAACTAAACTTAATATCACGCTTATAAGAGCTTACATAATCTATTTCATAGTTATTACTTAAATCTATCTTATCAGACCAGTCTAAAGCAGTAGTGCTATCTTTAAAAAAAGTATCTCTAGGCTCAAAATATATTTTTTTTGTTTTAATATCAGTCCAATAATAAATATTAAACATTCTAGTAAAATCATTTATTACATCTAGTAATTTAATATCATCTGGTATAACTTCATTAAGAGCAAAGTTATCTCCCTCTTTTAATTCTGAGCTTCTTTGTACTTTAAAATATGAGCCTGTTTTTATATCAAAACCTACACTAAGAGGTCTAGACCATTCATAATATACCCTTATTTCTTCACCAGCATTTAATAAAGCTGTTAATGTATATTCTTTAGTTTGTTGCCCTAATTGAGTATTTATTGTTTGAGTAACCCTAGCTTCTTCAAAGAAATTATTCCTCATTATTTTAACATCTAAAGGAAAAGATGTTAAGCCTCCTAATAAAGTGTAATCTCCTATAATTAAACTAACTGTAAAAGTGTATCTTCCAGTAGTAGGTACTGTATAATCATAAGTTGAGGTATTATAATTATTGTTATTATCTTCATTAGGTACTGTAGAATCATCATCAAAAGTTATAACACCAGAACCAGTAGCATTAACAGTTTGATCAGATGTCTTACTAGCTCTAGTCTTACTGTTATCAATAGTAGTCTGAGATACTCGCATATCTCCATTTAAATCACATGCTAATTTTTTAATGTTAGAGTCATTTATAAAACTACTAGAAACTTCATATCCTAAACTATTTAAACCCTTTTGTAATAAAGCAGATAAATAAAAACATGGGTAATACTCCTCTACTACTGAATCATTATTACCACTTAATATACCACCTCTAGAAATATAAGGATAGCAATGATCTTTAGTAGGAAAACTACTAGCATTAGCACTATTTATACCAGCAACATTATAAACCTGAGCATTATCTGCAAAAGTTAAAGTATTTAGTTTAAACTCAGCCGCTTGCTTAACCCAGTCTATATTATTACCAAAAAATACTAATTCAAAGCTATCAACATCAAAACCGTTATAACTTTTAGATACCTGTACAAATCCTTTTTCAATCTCATTACCATTAACCATTATACTACATGGCTTACGGTTTAAAGCATCTCTAAAGTCCTTTCTTGAGTTTATATCATCTACATTAGAAAGTAAAACAGAATTATTTTTAGTATTAGGTACTTTAAAGTTTTTAGTGAATGTTCCTGTCCTAGCTTTTAAATTATCTAGATTTACAATACCCTTAGTAATAACTAAAGGAAAGTCATCAAAGTTTTCTAAGTCTAAATCTCCAAGTACGTTATTAGTATTATCTAATATCCTAATTATTACCTCATTCATCCTCTTAATCCTTTTGTATCGTTAGCAAAGCTATAAACTAACTTAAATTGTATAGGTACGTTTTTCTCGTTTCTAATAAGCTTAGAGCCATCTTCTATAATAATTGGATAGTAACTACCATTATCTTCTATAAAAGCGTTTTTATTAGTTAACATAGTTGCTAAAAACTCATAGTCATTTCTACCTATACTATCCGTAAATATTTCAAAACTAGTACTGCTGATATTCTGCATAACTGTAGTACCTCTTTTTTCACTAGAATAAGTATTACCAATGGCTTTTAAATAAGTTTTAGCCTTATGGTTAAGAGTTTCTATTTTATTGCCTTTAAACGTGTAAGAATCCTGTTTACCGAAGTTATTACTCCAATGTATTCTAACATCTCCATCACATACATGAGAAATATTAAATCTTCTAAGCTCTGAAGATACATTACTACCCTCTTTTAATTGTACTGTATAATATGAAACATTAGTTAAACTTATACCCTCATTTATTAAGTTAGAAGTACCTACTCCAATGCTTAAATATGTTTTAGTTAAATAACTAAGAGGATCATAAACAGTATTCCAGTCAGTAACATTTATGTAATCAGTATTTAATAAAGCATCGGCACTATTATACGTTAAAACTTCTAGTTTAAAATCTCTAGTTGTATTAACATTACTACCATACAATAACCCTAAATACTCACTTACTCCTAGCTCAATATCTTTTATTAACGGTGCATTGTTTAAAAACTTACCACTTGCAGAAGTTAACTGATAATCTGAAATATCAAAACCATTATAATTAAAATGGCTAAGAGTCCAATTATAAGCATTTACCCACGTGTTAACAGCATCTGTTTGAGTCTGAAAATCAAAATTACTATTATTATCATCATCAGGATCATAAGCAGTAACTATTAAACCAGAATTTAAAGTAACTTCATAAATCTTAATAGTAATATTCTCCATTCTACCACTAGAATTAGTAGGAGTTATAACACCAGTAGAGCCTAAAGTGTTTAACTGAAAACCTATATTATCTTGAATTATATCACTTATGTTAACTCTGAAATTTGTCGAGCTCCCTAAATCTAATTGTACGCTTTTAGCAGCTATTCTAGTACCGTTATTTAATACCTCTATTATACAATATTGTAAGTTTGATGCATTACTAGACCATCTATAAACTAAAGGTCTATAAGCTATGCTTAATTGATTAGGTACGCTTATTAATGATATTGCCATTATTTAACTTTATTAAAATCTTTAACTATTGTAGCTATTGAAGCATCATAGTCTTTAAATACTTGCTCTTCTAGTTCTGTATAAACAAAGTTTAACTCATTATCTATTACAAAATCTATAAATCCTTTTCTCCTACCATTGTTACTAAATCTAAAACTCCCTTTAGTAGGACTACCCTCTTTAAATATAGTCTGCTGAATAGCAAAAGCTAAACTTTTAACTTCTTTATCTCCATTAACAATGGCTCTTCTTTCTATCCATTCTATAAGTACATTAATAGGCACTTTCTTAGCTCCTTTTCTCCTCCCCTGATTAACATAAATACCATAATCATCCATTAATATCTCTAATACTAATGAATTAGGTAACTCTAAAAACCTTTGCTCAAAACTATTAACTAGATTACCAGTAGCTTTATGACCTTGCTGTATAAGCTCCATCTGAAGAGCCTTAATAATAAAATTACCAACTTTATTAAAATCTACCATTAGTAACTAAATGAGCCTAAAGTGCAATTGCTATCAAGCTCAATAGTCATAGTGTAAGTAGATTGTACTAATTTATCATTATGAACATCATGAGCTAAAAAACCACTTAAAGCAGTATTATTAACTATACTAAAACCATTAGAGCCATCAATATTACGGTTAATGATTTCTGCTATGTACTGATCTAAAATGTTATCTATTTCGCCTTGCTTCTGTTGCAAGCTTTTAGTATTTCTTTCAGCTGTATTATAGTCACCATAACAAAAGATGTTAAACGTAAACTGCTTACCTCTTGGTAAATAAACATTATTATTTGCACCTCTATTAAAATTAGGAGTAGAATCAATTAATATCATTGGATAGGCTTTATTTTGTAAAGTGCCATTAACTCTACTTACCCTGTCATATACAAAGTAATTAACCGAAGTAAAAGCATCTGCAACGGTCTTAAATTCATCTATTATATCTTTAAATACTGCCATATTACATTATTGCAAAGAAGTCGCCTCCTGTTGTATCTACTGAGCTTCCTAGCCCTTTTATCTCTGTCCTATCTAAAGTTAAGTTACCACTTGCACTAGTAGCTCTAACACTAATAGTACCAGCACTATGACCAGCATTAGCACTTATTGCACCTGTTGCTATTTGTCTATTAACATTATGAGTAGTAAAAGTTCTATTAGTTCCTGTTGGAATCTGTTGAGTAAGAATAACATTAACACAACACGAAGTAATCATAATTAATGAATCCTCTTCTACTGTAATATCTCCACTATGAGGACTTGGTTGTCCTCCCGTTCTTTGTGATGCTCCTACTCCTCCTGAATCCGTAAAACTTCTAATATGAACACTAACACCATTCCAAACACTATTATTAAAATTAACTCTTAATGTATTGCTTCCTGTTGGAGGATTCTCTAAATAATAAAAAGCCATTTTTTGACCTAAACCACCTCTATTAATTTGATATAATTGAGTCATAGACTGACCTCCATAATTACATCCAGTAAAATTACGGTTATTAGTCATTGAGAGCTGTACCACTATTAATCCATCACTACCAGTATTTTGATTATGGGTATAGTTTTTAAAATTAGCTCCAGGAGTAGCGCTTGAGTTAGTTGTATTTCCTTTAGTTGGTGCTGCCATTATAACTGATTTATGTTAGTTATTTCTACTAAATCTAAACCATCAATACTATCTGTTTGAGTAGCTGCTTCATTTACATATTCAGTAGTTTCAAAAAATGTACTTATTGAAACCTCTCCTAAAGTTAATTTAGTTCTGTTCTCTCCTATGAATTTACCTAATGTAGAATCATAGCTCTCATTAATCTGATTAATAATACTAACATCTTCAGTATAACCTACATCAGTATATTTAAGATTATCAGTACCTTCTAATTCTATTTTTGAAATAATTGTTATCATCTTACGCTTCTTCTTTAACTGCGATTGCATCCCATTTGCTATCAACCCCGTTATAAATACATCCAACATAAATAATCTTACTTGAGGTAGTTGTACTAGGTAATGTTACTCCTATTGCTCTAAAAATTGCATTCCATGATAAAGGAGCAGCAGAACCATCATCCTTAATTCTTATAATCAACTTTTGACCATTAACAGGAGTACCAGTTGGAGCTGCTATTGTACAGCTACCGTTTTGAGCTGTTAGTGTTTCTATATCCGTATTATCTGCATCTATTGTTAATGTAGCTGTTGATGCTGTAGAATTTACAATAGGATCTATTATAGCTTTTCTCTTAACACTCTTTTTATTACCTGAGTCCTCACTATCCTCAATAATAAACTCATCCTGATTATCTATAGAAGTTTTTTCTGTTATTGCTGTGATCTCATTAGATGCGTTTACATGAACTGCATTTGCATCGCTTGTAGCTGGTAAATCTGCAATAGTAATCTTTTTTTTATTGTTACTATCCGCTGCATCCTCTATTAAAAGAATATCGCTAGATGTTGGAGTAGCCTTAGCAGTTATTCCGTTTATCTCTCCTCCTACGTTTACATGTACTGCATTAGCATCAGTACCACCACCACTAGAAGAAACATCAATATAACCTCTTACAGTAGCATATAAAGCATCTATATTAGCCTCACTAGGACTAGTAACCTCACTAAAAGGAATGCTTATATAAACCTGTCCTCTTTGATTACCATCATCATCAGAATCATCGTAAATATTAATATTAGTACCCCTTTTTAGGAGCTTTACATTTCCATGCTTGATATAGGTAACCGATCCTCCGAAGTCAATCTCTATACCACTTGTTAAATTAGTTATTGTTGCCATTAGTCAATATATCCTCTTATAGTTGTGTATAAATTATTTAAATCTGCTGTACTTGGGCTTGTTACCTCTGCATGAGTAACCCTAATAGCATCAGCTCCTCTCCTGTTTTCTGAGTTATCATAAATTGATACAGTAGAAGCACTTTTAATAAGCTTTACATTTGCATACTTAATAAAATAAGTATCTCCATGTGAGTCCACTATCTCTAAACCATCTGTTTTATTAGTAATTGTAGCCATATGTATTATTATAGGGCTTATAATTGGATAAGTATAAATATAAAAAAAAAGAGGCAACAAATGCCCCTTAATAAAAATAAACCTATAAACCTAAAATAAATCGTTATTATTTTCAATCCATTTAGATATTAATAAAATAGCCATTATAAAGCCCATAAAAAAAAGGATACTCACTCTTTTAATTTTAAAATATTATTAATTTGCCTAAAATCATTTAATATGTTTTTATAATCATCATTATTAAATCTATCCTCAATACCATCTATTATATCACTAACCTCATCAGATTGCATCTCCACCATCTTAATAGCGTCTTTAATCTCTTTTGTTTTCTTAGCTTTTTTAAGCTTATCAAGGTCATCTAACATAGCATCATAAACTACTTTAGACTTATCTATTAGCTCTGGCATCTCTTCTATAGCTTTTTGCTTTAGTTGTTCTTGCTCCTGGACTTGCTTAATCTGGCTTTCTCTTTGCTTAATTAAAACATTCTTGAAGTCTAACTCATTTTGTAATCTATAAGCTTTATCAACATCATCTAAACTATTATAAACTACATCTCCATTCATGTTAGTAGTATGTTTTGTTAAGTGCTCAATATACTGTCTTAAAAAGTTAACCCTCTTTTTATAATTCTCTAATTCTGTTTCTAATACTTGGATAGTTGCTAACATGTTAATTTTGTTTTATTAATTTATATTTCTGTGATTCTGGTATATGCCCTACTGCTAATTGATAATTTAATAACTCATAATGTATATCTGTTTCCTCTTCTATTGAATATGTTTCTTTGTCTACTAATGTGAAATACTCTATATCTTTATCCATTGATGATTAATTTTAATACTAATAATATAATAATTCCTATAATAGTTAATTTATAAATCATTTAACATGTTTACAAATAATGTTACTATCTATTAATATCTCGTATCCTTTACTAGCAATATCAGTAAATATAAAAGTATCACTAAAAGCTCTTTTATTCAAGCTTAAATCTACTCTAAAATTAACATCCTCAAGTGCAAATCTACTAAATAAAGTACATCCTATTCCTGTTGCTGTTAACTTAGCATCTGGATCACTTAATAACTTTCTAAGAGGTATAACACCTTGCCCCATTATCTCATAACCTAATGACCTATCTAATAGCTTTTCAGACCTTACTAACCTAGAATCAACAGTAGATGTTAAACATAATGTAGGCTCTCCTCTATCTATCTCATAAGTAGCAGTAACTACTCCAGCATTATACACCTCAGCATAACTAACTAACTTTTCTAAGATACATTCACCAGTGAAAACATCACTTTCAATCATCATTAAATAATCGTAATCACCAGCTAAGAAATAATCTTTTATAATGTTTTGATGCCTAGCAAGCTCCTCTCTAAAATCTCCTTTTAATGGCTCATGGATAGCTTTTATTCCCTCTTTCCAGAACTTTCTAACGTGTTTAGAATCTTTTGAGTTATCCACTACAAATATATCGTATAATGGATAGGTAAAGCTTTTAATTTGTTGTATAAACTCATCTACGCAATAATCTTTTTTATCTGACGTAGGAAAGGCTATTAATATTTTTGGATAGTACATTTTATAACTTTTCTAACATTTTATCTATTAAATCTTCATCATTTTGAAAGTCTATTATATCAGCATAACCAGAATCAAAACCAAAACTAACAACAGTAATACTAACTACATGAGATGTTATAGAAGCTATTTCATAATGCTTATAAGTACCATTAAACTCCCAATGATAAGCAGAACATGCCTCTAAAATTTGTTCTAAAAACTCATCTTTTGTCATCTCCTTTTTTGCTTCTTTAGTGAGTCGTCATGTGCTTGCTGTTGTAATTCTGCTTTATATGTTTCTTCAGCTGTTTCAATGCTAATAAACTCTAATACATCATATAAATTAGTGCTATAAACACTATTTAAAGGAGTTAACCTTTGTTTATTGAAAATACCTTTTTCAGCCAGTTTATAGGCTTTACTAGTCCAGTAAGTATTTTTAACAATGGCTTCTGACGTTGTTCCTGTAGGCTTTCCGCTTTTGCCATTAAAGATGTTACTGTAGAGCTTTGTAATTTGTTCAAATGCTCTTGCAAAAAAAAATACCCTTTGTAAGCCTCTGATACTGGTAAGTTCTCAAAAGCTTTAGCCCTCATTTCAATTAACTCCTCATCATACTTTTCATCCTCAGACTCTCTAAATAATATAGCTGTTATCCTACTTAAATACTCCCACTTTCTATAAGTATTTTTTTGAAATAAACTAGATAAAGCCTGACTCTCTGCAAAATGCTTATAAGTAGCTCCTCCTAACATCTTATCTATACCTCCAGCAGTCTTAACAGATTTAATTAAATGATAATTAGTATTATTTAATGTAATAGTATTACTTGCTCCTAATTCATCTTGATTAGGCTCTCCTAAGAATTTACTAACAGCACCAAACAACTCTAATAAACTAACCTCATCAGGTTTATTAACGGATATTTCACATTCTAAGTATTCTCTAGGTATATCAGTGAAAAGCTCAACCCAGTCAACCTGAAAATCTAATAGTTTACTTTCACTTACTGGCTCATCGTTATCGCTATAAATGTAGTTAGATAACCATTTAGGCATATTGTCTATGTAGTTTTGAGCTTTAGACATTTGCTTAATAGTGTTATCCTCCCATTTATTTCTAATGGTATATGATTTATCTAGGATAGTTGCTTTAATCATTACTTGATTATATTTCTAGCAATAAATAATAAATCTTGTTTAACCTTTCCTAATCTAGCACATGCAACAGTACTTAACTGCTTATTTCTCTCCTCTTTAATAGTCTTATCTATAAACTCTGCTATCTCAGTTAGTTTATTATTTAGATCCACTTTTACGGGCTTCTTAGCCTCTTTTTTAACTACTGGCTTCTTTGCCTTTACTACTTTCTTTTCCATGTTGTAAATATAATTATTTATTTAAAAATATGTGTTAACCTGGCACATTGACCATATTCCTTACTATGTATAAAAGCTTCTATTGCTTTTGGTGCATGTTGATAGCCTTTCCTATGATGCCATGAGTCAGTACCTGATGGGCTTCTCATGTACTCAACAGTAACTCCCTGATAATCTTTACCACTTTTAAACTTAGTAACGTCTTTATGATGTATATGATGTAAGTAAACATATCTATACAAAGTATTAGCCCATTGTAAAGGAGCTTCATTAGCCATTAATAATGGCATATCTTGCATCTTAGCACCATCTCCATGAGAAGAGCCTATTAAGTTTTTACCATAAACAAAATACTTTCTATGCTTATTAGTAATATTAAAAGATATGTTTTTATGTTTTCTAAACCAGCAATATATCGAATCTGCTAACATAAATCCAGATACATAATCATGATTAGATGGATTATGAACTATATGAACATCAGCAACAGTAACTAACATTTCAATAATGTTAATGTATAAATCTCTAGCATCTGTATAATTCTTATACCACATTCCATCTACATCCTGACCAGTACCAGCTGTTGTGCTTCTAGTAGAGTTATCAATATGTAATACATCATTACCTATTATAAAAAGTATCTTATCTATTGGAAATCCTTTAGCCTTATTTAAAATACCATTAACCCCTTTTAAAGCTCTTTCTATTGCTATTTCAGAATTATACTCCTCTCCTGTTTCTGATCTATCTGCTAGCTTGCCTATGTGTAAATCTGCTATATCAATTACTAATAAATGTTTATCCTTTATTTCTGCTCTTTTGTACTTCTTATAACTTGGTGAATATTGACTCATCTCAGTAATAAACTTACTTCGCATTTCATCAAAAGATATTATACCTTGTTTGTTTTTAATAAATATAGAAGCTCCTTTAGTTTTTAACCATCCATGCGACCAGTCAGAGTCAGAAGTAAATTCTGCTTCATTTAGTTTAGCTTGGAATATATTAGGCTTATAATACTTCTTTATGTAGTAGTGTACAGTTCTACCTTCTACTTTAAAATTGTATTCTTTATGTAAGTGCTTTGCTATTTTTTCTGAGGAGATACCTTTTTCTTTTAAGGCTATAATAATATCCTTGTAAGGATGTAATTTACTCATTATTAAGGGTGTTTAGCTAAATATAATAAAATACTAAACAATTAATAAAGTGCTAATTATTGCACTTATAAACATTTTTTAATATAAGTCTATCAAATATCCTCCAGATTAAGCACCATTCCTTTTTTAAAGTTATCACTCATTGGCTTCATCTTTAAAAGCTGTATAATGTTTTCTTTACTTAACTGTCCGTAAATCTCTGTAAGCTCTCTATGATAGCCAATAGGCTCTCTAGCATATTTACCAGTATCTAACTTTCCTATTCTCCTGTAATTAGCAACTTCTAAAGATACTAATTGATTTAATAAATATTCTTTGCTGTTAATATTCATGTTTATTTGTTTTAGTTTGTTTGTTTAAAATTAAATGGTCTGACTTTTCGCTTTCAACCAGACTGTACCGCTTAGTAATCCCCTTTATCCCTATAAAACCATATCGAATGGGTGGAACTTGTAGCATTTAATTAGTTTTGTTTATTTTCTTATAAGTTACCGTATTTATTACCTTTAGAGTTTAAAGATTTACCGAACTGGCTAACCTTACCTGTTTTCATAATAATTAAATTATCCTCCCCATATTTCTCTAAAAAGTCTGCATATAGTTTAGATTCTTCTAACATAGCTGCTCTACCTTCTTCAGACTTCCATCCATTGAGTTTTACAATGTTGTGAAGCCTCTTAACTTCCTTTCTGGCTTTTTTTGTAGCAACCTTTATTAATTTAGCTTCAAACTCTTCAGTAGTATATTCTTTCCAGTTGTTTAAATTTTCCATTTTGTTGTTGTTTTTGTTTGTTATTGATATATCAAATATAATAACTTTTTAATACAAATAAAAACTTTTTATAAAAAAAATTAAAAAAAATTATGCTATAGCTCTTACTGATTTCTTAGCAAGCTCAAAATATTCACGCATCATAAAACAATCTGCATAGTCAGGAGAACGTCCTATACTCTCTTTAATTTTATCTTTTGCTATTATACCTATTTTGTTTTCGTCGCTATCTGGATTAGCTTGCTTAATGGCTGCTAACTCTTCTTTTAACTCATTCCAGCACTTATTAGCAACATTAGGACTAATATAAATACCATAATCATTAACCCTTTCAGCACTCTTAAAATAACATTGACTTTTTAAGTTCTTATAGTTCTCATTTTTAAATTTGTTTACTATCGCTTTAGCATTATTAGTAAATCCTTTAGAGCCTCTTAAAATATCCACAGCACCACCACCTACGCCATCCTGGTCAAGTACTATATTACTTCTAGCAACATTATACTTATTAGCCATGTGCCTAATACTCAATACTACCTCATCTATTCCAGATTTATCTATCGTATGAATATCAGTAATTACAAAACCACTCCATACCATTATAACGGTCTTATCTGCTCCAAATCTAGCGACATCACATGTTATAAAACTTTTACTATCTGGCTTTATAAACTCATTAGTAAGTAAGTTATCTAAACCATCATCCGAGTATATTCTGTTTGGATCGTTATCATAATCCCAGTTACCTAGTAATAGCCTTTCTTTTTTAGATTGGTCTTTAATTCCTTTTAGATTTTCTATGTACTCTTTATCTATGTATGGATTATCAGTTACATAAGCTTCTACAAAAGCCTGATGTGGTTTTAAATTCTTTTGCCTAAATGGCTGTATAAATTCATCATACATCCAGTTCCTTTTGGGGTTACATGTTACTAATAACTTAGGTAATATATTGTATTCTGTATTGTACCATCTCCCTATCCTAG